CAGAAACTCAGCAGAGCAACGCGCGCTAGCTGCATGGAACGGGTACGAACGGGCAGGGTGGCAATGCTCTGACCTGGGCGTTCGTGCTGGTCAGGGGGTCATGGTATGTGGGCCGCGTAAATAGCTCGACGCTAAACACGAGACAGCCTCCCACCTGCAACAACGCAAGTGAGAGGCCGCTCAACTCAGCAGGAACTCAGCATTCCCACTCAGCATCCGTCATCACGCCACCTGGTCAAGACGCGCCCGGAACGCGTCCGCCATGGACCGTTCGAACGCCCCCGTGATCCGCTCCTCGGCACCCCGCACTAGGTGCGCATACACCCGTTCCGTAGTGGCCGTGGAGGCATGCCCCATCCACTTAGCCACCTCAAACGTAGGCACCCCCGCAGCAATCGCCATAGAGGCGAAATAGTGGCGGCACGACTTAGGGGTTAGCTTCCGGTCCTCCAAACCAGCGTCCTTAACAGCCGCGTTCCAGCGGCTAGAGAACGTGGTGCGGGACGGGTGGCGCTCCGCGTAAGTCTCCGACTCGTACAACCACCCCATAGCACTCCAGGGCTCCCAGGTAGCAAGGTGCCGCGCTATGGCCTCCTCGGCGGACGGAGGGACCGGAACCCAGCGGCCCGTACGGGACCACTTAAGCTCATTCTTGACGTTAGTCCCCCGGTTAGCTCCGTCGTTCTCACCAAAGTTAGTGAGCTGATCTGTGGCCCGGTACCAACCCTTTTTCATTTCAAGGCGCACCGTCGAAAGGGCCAAAGCCTCGCCGGGGCGCAAACCCATTCCGGCCATGGTCCAAATCGTCGACTTGTACACGGGACGCATAGCGTCCTCAATGGCAAACAGTTCCTCCGTCGTGGGAATGTCTTTGTCCTCCACCGGACGGTAAGGGTCGTCCTTACGACCCCCGATGTTCAGCTTTTTAGCCGGGTTACGGGCGATGATCTCGGTTTCATAGGCGTACTTGAATACCGTCTTTAGGATCACCTCCCGTGTGTGAATCCCGTAATCCTTGTAACCGCGCTCTTTCTGGTTTTCCTTCCATTCCACCAAATCGGACGGAGTGACGGAGCCTATGCGGCGAGAGCCGAAGAAATCGGCAAAGTGGTTTTTGTAGACGCTCGCGTATTGGGCGAGAGAGGACGGCTCGCGCTGCCCAAACTTTAGCCACTCTCCCCAAACGTCTTCAAACGTGCGCTTAGACTGTTTACGGTCAACGTAAACGTCTAGCCGCTTATCGTTCTCCACCTTAGTGCAGAGGTCTTTAGCCTCCTGCTTTTTGTTGTGCGGAAAGGACTCTTCTGTCTGCTTACCGGAAGGGTCACGGAAGCGCACAACCCAGGAGTGTTTACAGCGCGGCCACGACGTGACTTTGCAGTCACACCGCTTAATGAGAGAGGCCATTAGAAAGCCTCCCCATGGGATACACGGGTTTTGGACACAGCTATTTCCTTTTTCCGCTGGGGTGGGCAGGTTCCTACCTCCGCCCTCAGCACCATGTTTTACACACACCTAGGGGGTGTGCGCAACCCTCCCAGGTCACGGCCCCTGGGCCGCGATCCACTGCTCTAGGTCCCGCTCACGAAACCGAAGATGCTTCCCAATCCTTTTGGCAGGCATGCCCCATTCATTCCATTTGCCGTAAAGCGTCCTCTTGCTAATGCCCAACAGGGCGCATACCTCTTCCGGACTCAAGAAACGGTTAGAACCTCCTGCGGCCAACGTCACTCCCTCCCCGTCCGGCCCGTGGCCGGTGCCTGTTGCACGCGGCCCACCTGGGCCCGTACTGTGGTCGCACGTCCTTTAGGTGGGCCCACAGCCCCCTTTCCGCTGGGGCGTACGCGGCCCCGGAGGTCCTAACTTCACTCCCCATGGGGGGTGTTGCTCCGGGGCCGTTTTGCTGCCCCCTAGCCCTCCTGGGCCGCTTCCCGCTTCCACTGGGCCAGCCATGCGCGCTCTTCCCGTCGTCGGATCATCCGTCGCCAGAGTCTCCGGTCACTGGATGGCGCGTTCATGTCGTGGCCTGGGCAACAAGGGAAGGGGCCTCCGTGGTGCCCCCAGTTACGGGGGCGCATCATTACGCCCTTAGGTCGGATCAAAAGAGTGCCTCTTCCTGGTTGGGCTGAATAAGGCTGTATTCCCAATCGGTCGACTTAGCCTTATGGCGCCTGACAATCGGATAGCCCAGTTCCCTAAGTTCCCTAACCCTACGGGTGCCATTGTTGGCCCCGCCCTGGGGAGAACACAGTTCCGTGGTGGACACCCATTCCTTAGTACGCAGTAGGGCCAAAACTCTAACCTGTGTCTTATTCATGCCTTATGGATCAACTCCACCAAGAGCCAGGCGAAGACGCCGATCACAAACCAGAAAAGCACGGTTCCTACCCAGTCGCTAACAGTCATGCGCTAACGCTCCTTAATGTTGAACCCTAGGCAGATACCGACGACGATTCCGCAAAGCCACATGATAAGAACCTGCCACCATTCCATTACCACAATCCCTCCGGAGCCATATTCTCGTGATCGGATGCTCTTTCCCGGTCTACGGCCATAATCGCGCCACGGAAGCGGGAACCAATCTTGACCAGGACGACGTTAGACGCGTCCGCAAACCACATGTCCATATGCGTTAGCTCTTTGCCCGGAGTCTTAACCTTGCCGAAACGGCCCAGGAGGGCCGGATCAAACATGGCCACGTTGGGCAAGAAAGGGTCTCGCTCCTCCAGGGCCTCCAGGAGGTCATCACAGACCCCCCAGAGCGCCCCGGGGGTCACCACACCTGCGGGTGTGGCGCTAGCGGGGAAAGTGCCCGTGTGGTCACGTCCAGAGGCGGGGACTCCCTCAAGTTGTGGAGTGAAATGCAGAGCGTCACCGGGGTGATAATTGAAGACACCCCGCCCCTTACCGTCCGATCCGTTCGGCGCTCGTGACTTTGGTACCGCGTCTTTGCGTGCCGTGCTCTCGACTTCTTTAGCTGCACTCTGCTCTATCCAAACCTCTACCGGCCTTTTAGGGCCGGATTCCAGTTCTGCCCAATCCTGCCCAATGGTGTAACAGTCCGTTGCAAGGAAAGTGACACGCTTAGCCTCAAAAGTGCATCGCACAAGAGGGGGGTTAGTTCTAGCGGGAAGAAACGCTAGGGCATTAAAGAGCGCCCTAGCTATTTCCTCACTATCGCCGTTAGCGGTAAATCCCGTCACTCAGAGTGCCACCGCGCGTTTTCCTCGCGGATGTCCTCGGCGCAATCACGCAAAAGGCGCTGCGCCTGCTCAGCGGTAGTCTCGTCGTCGTCATTCCAGCGGTGGACGATAGTCCACCCGTTACGGCCCTCCCAATCGCGGAAGAACTCTCCCAGGTAGTTGCCGTAATTCATGAAGTCGGGGTTGAACTCTTCCGGCATGCATCCGAGGTAAGCGTCACGCTTGAACTTGACCCCCAGGGCTACGCCAATGGCCCCCAGGGTGCACACGCACCCCTTAGAGTCCATATAGGTGCCCTTAGTGTGGCCATGCTCCTTAATCGCGTCGGCGGCCTTTTCGAAAACGTCGGGGTTAAGCATTGCAGTACTCATATTCAGAACCTCCGGTAATCGGCCTTAGTGAGTTTACGGGCATTCTTTCCCTTAAGGGAATTAGCCCATTCGTAACCCTGCTTAGACTCTTCCATGGAAAACCAGACCGCAGCCCTAAATACGGCCTTACTAACGTCTTCGACGGTTTCCGCCTCATGGGCAATCCTAACGATCGCCCTAAGGGCCGTACGGTATTCCTGCATTCCCCGGTAAGGCTTAAGGACAGTCTTAGCCTTACGTACTTCCACTTCCCGCATAAAGTCAAGTTCAGCCATGATTCCCGCCCCTAAGCTCTTTCCGCTGGGTCATCGCATCCCCTTGCGATGCCTCCACTATGCACACCCCCAGGGTGTGTGCGCAAGCCCCTACCGTGTGACCTAGGTCATGCACACCCCTAGGGTGTGTCCATCGGAGGGCAAAGAAAAGGGCCCCGGTCGCACCCCGGGACCCTCTCCGAGTTACCCCGCCTGGATCACGGGGCCTCTACAGGCAAGCCTAGTGCCTGCCTACAGGGCAGGCAGGAAGGCTCACCCTTCCCCGCAGGGAAGGAACCAACCTGCCCACACAGAGTCTCCCTCGACGCCCTCAGGGCCGCGTGCGTGCCCTCCTGGCCCTCTACCTCTACCCGTAGCCATTGCTCATCCATGGCCCTGGATCCTAGCCCTACGGGGCTAGGGGTACTCTAGTGCACACCCCCGGAGGGTGTGCGTGATCAGGGTCACACCCCGTAGGGTGTTAAGTATCTGGGCGATAACAGTACTATATATAAGGGGAAGACTTTTAGAGTCTTCCCTCATAACTACAACTACTTAATAGGGCCCCTTATGGGGCCCTTAATTACAGGCACCCCTAAGGGTGCCTTACTTATGGGGGCCTCCCATAGGCCCCCTATACGGGCCCCCTTAGAAAGGGGGCCCTTAGTTATGCCCAGCAATATGTGTAAGAAGTGTTACCGATTGATCCCCCTAACCCACACCACGTGTGGGGAATGCAGAGCTAACGCGAGGCCTAAGCCTCGCACCTATCCCAACAAGGATAGGAAAGCTAGGGGGTATGACAACCGATGGCTACGCAACGTCAAGGTTGCCATCATGAGGCAACCCTATTGCTCCTTCTGCATGACTAAAGGGGACAAGAGTAATCCACTAACAGGGGATCATAAGATACCCCTTAGCAAGGGGGGCACTAACGAGCCCCCTAATATCCGCGTCCTATGCAGACGCTGCAACAGCAGTAGGGGTAACAGGGGCTAATCATTCGCCCCACGCATAACCCACCCCCGGCTATGCATAGCCGTGCATACCGCATAACCATGCATCGCATATGCATGCATCACTATGCTGTCCCTAATGTCCGATTAGGGGGGATAGGGGGGTAAAAACTTTATATGTCCTTACCAGAACCCCCCCCGTTCCTCCCCCCCGTGAACGCGCGGGAAAAAAGAGCAAATCATCACATGGCCCTCATTAGGGCCTAAAACGGACATTAGAGGCGCATAAATATTATGCGTTTATGCATGCATGAATATGTATGCTAATCCGCTGGAACGTGTTTGAACGATTTAGTGAATGGAGGTTAGGTGTAATGGGCGGTGCTAATAGTGGTCGTTTTCCTAAGCCTGCCTCCGTTAAGGAAATAGCCGGTAATCCCGGTAAGGGCTCAATCAATAATGAACCTAAACCGCCTGTCGGATTTCCCGACGCTCCGGAATGGCTTGACGATATCGCCCTAGGCGAATGGAATAGGCTAAACCCTATTCTTGATAAGATGGGCGTAATCACTATGGCGGACCGCAACGCGGTTGCCGCCTACTGCCAGTCTTACTCAATGTACGTTAAGGCCGTGGAGGACATTAACCGGAACGGCTTTACCGTAGAGGGTCACCGTGGAGTCATGTCCAAGAATCCTGCTGTGCAGGTTCAAAGAGACTCGCTAGATCAGATGAACCGTTGGGGTGCCAAGCTTGGACTTTCCCCCGTGGATCGTGTCCGGCTTTCTGTGGCCCCTGAGGGGGACCAGGACGGCCCCGGGGCAGACGTGCTCTCACTGCTCACCGGAGGGGCCTAGGGCCCTCCCCACGGGCTAGAGTGACGGAAGTCCCCCGGACAGTTCGGATGTCCGGGGGATCCTTTAGCGTCCGAACCGACTGTCGGTTACTGGGGTCATGAATCCTTCCCAGGGGGAGCGATCACCCCCGATTCTGCGCCCCGGTCGCTTAGGCCACCAGGTGTGTTTAGGCGGAGGATCGTCCCACAGTAGTGGGCACGACTCCCACATGGTGTAGCACTTATCTAGCCACCCTTCGGCCCCTTTTTTGCTGTGCCAATTGAGCGGGGTTTTCCCGTCAAGAGTGCATGTGGCCATTAGCCGCATGTCTTGGATTACGAAGTTTTCCCCAGTGTCCAACACTACATATCGGGGTTGCGTTCTTGCGATTGGCAATTCTCCTCCCAAACCTTTTGGCATGCGGCCAGCCATTCGCGGCCCGCTTTAGCGTTCCGAAACTTTAGCGGTTTGAGATACCCGGTCGCGTCGGGGAGGGAGCACCATTCCCCGTTCATGAGGTCATCCGCGATCATGTGGGATTGGGCGAGGGGGTTCCAACCGATGCGGTATCGGGAGGCTCCTGCCGTCACCGTGTCCAGGCCAGATTGGTTCATGCCCCAACGGTAGCGGCTAGAGGTCAACTTGGGGAGAGGGTCACGAACACACCCCCCGACGTTGCGGACCATTCGGCCCCGCGTTCGATCGCGGCGGCCCCTTCCGTGACGATGCGTTGCCGTAGGCCCATGATGGGCCCCAGGACGGCCACAAGGGCGTCAGTAGGGAGATGCTCGTACATGGCCTTGATAGCCCCTGTGAGGGCCCGTGAGGCCTCCTCCGGAGTGTCTACCGTGGCGTGGCCTCCGCCCTTGCCCTCTACCGTCCAACTAATTCTCATGCCCGAACCTTACATGCCCTAATAGCCCAATCGGTAGAGGCCGTGCGCTTAGACCGCACGTGTTGGGGGTTCGAATCCCTCTTAGGGCACGCATAAGGCGTAAACCGGGAAAGGTCGTCAGCCTTTCAACGGATACGCCGCAATGACATGTAGCTTAATCGGCAAAGCCTCCGGCTGTTACCCGGATGAGTGTTGGTTCGAATCCAACCGTGTCAGCAAACAAAGAAAGGGCCCCTTTCGGGGCCCTTATCTCAGTAACCGTATTTCTCAGCGCATATGGGGCCGATGCCCCGCTCCTGGGATTCCTTACGGTCCAGGTTCCTACCGCAGCAAAGGCACCACAGTTGGTCAAGGCCGTGAGCCGCCACCGTTTCCAGTTCCAGACGGTGAGCGTCCGTAAGCCGGTAGATCACGCCCTTAGCGTAAGAGTACTTACGCGTTTCCGTGTTCAGCTTGTGGGCCGCGTACCGACCGGTGCGGGGGTTCTCAATCACCTTGTAAATGTCGCCGTTAAGGCGGTACATGCCGCGCGACTGGATCGCCGGGGCGGAGGCGGTTAGGGCCGGACGCTCGTAAACCACCTCCGGCTTAACGATGCCCTCCAGGGTTTCCACGGTCGGGACGTAGTCCGGACGGACCGGGAAAGACTCAAGACGCGCAATCAACTTAGCGGCAAGTTCGCCGCCGCACGGGAAGCCGTACATCCCGTACTTAGCGTAAAACGCGGTCTCAATCGCCCACGTGCCGCTAAAGGTACCGGGAATCTCGCGCTCTTCCATCAGGCGGGTGATCGTTGCTCCGGTCGCGTTCATGTCTAGCCCCTTCGGTCTGGCAGGTGTCCTAATCCCTGCCGTTGGCTCTATTAAAGCACACCCCCGGGGTGTGTGCAACGCGCTCCGCGCGTTGGTTTCGGGTTAGGTCGCTAGCCAACTAAGCAAGGAGGATCGTTGACGTTCCCTATCGCGCCCCAGGCGCCCGACAACCCCGATCCCCTGTGGTGGCGCTACGACGCGGTTAGAGCCGAACGCTCGGTTGCCTTTGTCGAGAAACTTCTAGTCCACACTAAGGGCCGCACGGCCCGGCATCCGTTCCTCCTGTCGGACTGGCAAAAGGACGGAATCTTTAGGCCCCTATTCGGGACTATGCGCTATGACGATCAGTTCAAAGAGTGGACACGCCAGTATCGTATGGGGTGGATTGAGCTAGGCCGGAAGAATGGTAAGTCTGAGATAGCGTCCGCTATCGCCCTCCTGGGTTTGGTTGGCGATGATGAGGAATCGGCCGAGGTTTATTCGGTTGCTGCGGACCGCGATCAGGCGGCCCTAGTCTTCAATACCGCTAAGCGAATGGTGGAACTATCGCCCATTCTGTCTAAGCGGCTAGAGATTGTCGATTCCCGTAAGCGCATCATTGACCGCAAGACTAACTCTGTCTATTCGGTCCTCCCGGGCGATGCTGCGGGCGCCCTGGGCGTTAACGCGTCTATGGTCCTCATGGATGAGGTACTAACGCAGAGGGACCGGCACCTATTCGACGCTATGCGACAGTCGTTTGGTACCCGACGTCAACCCCTAATGCTGTGCATTACGACGGCCGCTTACACGTCCGCACGGTTCGCCCTTGAGGAACACGAGTTTTCGGAACGCGTGGAAAAGGATTCCAACCTTGACCCGTCGCGTTTTGTGTACCTCCGCAACCTGCACAAGGATGCGGATTGGTCCGTTGAAGGCTCCCCAGGGGATCCGGCTAAGGGCATTAAGCCTACGGGGTGGTATTGGGCCAACCCTGCATTGGGTGACTTCCTGAACATTAACACCCTTAGGGATGAGTTCCGGGACGCTAAAGAAAAGCCTAGCGCTGAGAACGCGTTCCGCGTGTTCCGCCTTAACCAGTGGGTTGCCCAGGCAACCCGTTGGATTGGTATGGATGCGTGGAGGGCTACCGCAGGTGAGCCTGTAGACCGCGAAAAGCTTAAGGGCCGTCCGTGCTTTGCCGGACTTGACCTAGCGTCTACCGCCGACTTTACCGCCTGGGTTTTGCTCTTCCCGGGGTCGATAGATGATCCTTCGGCCCCTGGGTTTACCGTCCTCCCCCGTTTCTGGGTTCCGCGCGCAAGTATAGAGCGGCGGCAAGAAATGCGGGATGAATTCGACGCGTGGGAGCGTCAAGGCTATTTGACGGTAACCGACGGCGAGACTGTCGATTACGAGCGAATCTATTTGGACATTACGAAGGATGCGGAAGACTTCAACATTACCCACCTGGGTTATGACCCGTGGAATTCCCTACAGATTGTGCAACGTCTAGAAGACGGCGGCCTTTCTGTCGTTAAGGTCCCCCAGTCCGCTACACGGCTTAATGAGCCGTGCAAGATGCTGGAATCACAGATTGCGGAAAAGACGCTAAGGCACGGAGATAACCCCGTGTTGTCTTGGATGGCCAATAACGTTGAACTTGAATTCAAGGCGGATGGACTTATGAAGCCGAAGCGTGCTAAGGACGCCGAAAAAATCGACGGTATCGCGGCAACGCTTAACGCGCTCGCGGTTTCACTTGTCCCGAACGAGGAAGTTCCGGATGTTGAATTCATTAGCTTTAACGGTGACGCGTCCGCCCCTACTGATGAGGGGCCGGACGGGCTTGACGACTTTCTCGCACAGTGGCGGGGGATTGGAGATGAGGAGTGGTAAAGCGATTCCCCGCAGTACGGCCTTACGTGGCCCTACAGAGTGCGGGCGGTTTTCTGTTGTCTATTGCCGGGTTTACGGTTAACGCTGGTTTGGGTTTCGGCATTGCCGGGGCTCTATCCCTTCTAGCCGGTATTGCGGCTGAAAGGGGTAAGTAATGGGCCTAGGCAATCTGTTTGAGCGCCGTAGCAATATCAATGTTGGCGATACGCCAACGTGGGAGGATCCCGCCTTTTGGTCTTCGAAGGGGGCAAAGACTTATTCGGGGAAACAAGTCAGTCATCAGGACGCGCTTACATTTCCTGCGGTCCTGTACTGCATATCCCTAATCGCGGACTCTGTGTCCGCACTCCCTATCGACACCTTTATAGCCGGTAAGGAACATAAGGCAGTCAATAACCCTAAGTGGCTTGAAACGCCGAACCCTTTTATGACGCGGTTTGATTTCTGGCATCGGGTTATGACCAGCCTACTGATGGACGGTAACGCGTTCATCTATACCCAGCGTGACGCGTCCGGGTCTGTCGTCGCCCTCTATCCACTTGACCCTAGGGCGGTGGCCATTGAGCCGCTAAACGATGGGCGGGAAGTTAGGTTCATCGTTAACGGTGAGCGTTTCGACCGCTCGCTAATCCTTTGGATTCCGGCTTTCACGGTGCCCGGTCAAGCGCGGGGCCTTAGCCCCCTGGAGAACGCCAGACAGGCGGTAGGCCTGGGCCTAACGGCCGAGGAATTCGGAGCGAGGTTCTTCGGGCAGGGAACGGCCATGACTGGAATTATCCAGCATCCCGGTAACCCTTCCCGTGATCAGGCTCTCATGTTGCGGGAAATGTTCCGCAAGCAGCATTCCGGCATTAACAATTCCCACAGTTTGGGAATTTTGACGGGTGGTGCGTCATGGCAGAACATCACTATTACGCCGGAACAGTCACAGTTTCTCGATACGCGACGTTTCCAAAAGACGGAAATTGCGCTCATCTATCGGGTGCCACCTAACCAGGTTGACCCCACGGTTGCTAGTTCCTGGGGTTCTGGTGTTGAGGAACAAAACCGATGGTTCATTGACCAGACGCTAAGTCCGTGGCTTATCCGTATCGAACAGGCTATCTCGACTTTCCTCCTGCCCGGTAATCGCTTTATTAAGTTCAACCTTGACGCGCGGCTACGCGCTAAGACTGCCGAGCGTTACGCCTCCTATGCGGTTGGCGTCTCTAACGGATTCCTTAACGCGGACCGTATCGCGCAACTTGAGGATTGGGAACCGCTTCCGGACCAGCTAGGCGAAACGTATTACCGTCCGGCGAACCTTATTCCTATCACTAAGGAAACGGTCAAGCCTGCCGAGGTTCCGCCCCAGCTTAATGGCTTTGCCGGTAATAACAACGACCCGAACGCCGATTCGGGAAATCCAAATGACCCGAATAACGGAAAGGGGGTTGACGGAAATCAAGGACCAGGAAACGCGGACAACCAACAGTAAGTTTGAGGTTCGCAGTAATGAAGACGGCAGTGTAACCATGGTCGGTTATGCCGCTAAGTTCAATACCCGGTCTCAGGACCTAGGTGGGTTTGTCGAGACTATCGCACCCGGAGCCTTTACCAGGTCCCTGGAGGACATGGCGGACGTTAAGGCCCTGTTTAACCATGACCCGAACATTGTTCTAGGCCGATCGACGGCCGGAACTCTAAGGCTGTTCCAGGATGACACCGGCCTCCGGTACGAGGTGGACCTACCTAACACCACGGCCGGACGTGACCTAGCCATTTCGCTAGAGCGTGGGGATATCTCGCAATCGTCCTTTGCGTTCCGCACGATTAAGGATGACTGGTCCTTTGACCAGGACGGGCGGGAACTCCGCACGCTGCAAGACCTAGAGCTAAGGGACGTTTCCCCGGTCACTTACCCGGCTTACCTGGATACGAATTCAGGTATTGCCCAGCGATCCCTTACGGCCGCACGCGCGGCCAGAAACCCTAAGCCAAACCTACGGGCTATGGAAGTTGAGGGCATGGCCCTTTCGAATGCCCTTGACCTAATCAACGTGGAGGATTAATTCATGTCTTTTGTTGCACTGGCCCGTAAGTCTCTTGAGTCGCGCGGCCGCCTGTTTGAGGAATACAAGTCCGTTCTTAATGACGAGAAGCTAGGCGAGGGTGAGCGTTCCGCTCACCTTGCCCGACTGGATAAGGCCATTGAGGAGAAGTCGGAGGAAATCCGCGACTTTACCTCTAAGGCGGAGGCCGAGTCGGAGGCCCGTAGCATTGACGGCAAGCTAGGCGCACTGTTCGCCCCGGGTGGCGACGAGGAGCGTAAGGCCCCGGAGGTGGACGCTCGGTCTATCCTGATGGCCGTTGCCAACGGCGAGATCCGCGAGGGTGTCATTACCCCCGATATGGCTATGCGTGCTGCGGGTGCCAACGTTTCCGCTAACGCGGGTACGGTCGCTACCGCCGCGTGGGCCGGTAACACCACCTCGGTTCAGTTCGTTGCCCAGGTTCAGGAGGTCATGCGGGAACACTCGCCGTTCCTTAACCTGATTTCGACGTTTACCACGTCGCACGGTGAGACTATCCGTTACCCGGTTAAGAACGCGTGGCTCTCGTCCACTTCCGACGTTGCCGCGCCGATGGCGGAAGGCGACAAGTACGCCTTTGGTAAGGGCGGTTTCACGACTAAGGACCTCACCGTCGCTAAGTACGGTACCGGTGTCCAGCTTTCTGCGGAGCTACTAACTGACTCTGAGGTTGACATTGCCGCTATTGCGGCTGATGACGCGGGCACGGCCCTCTCGGACCGTATTACCGCCGATATGCTCGCTAAGCTACAGGCTGCGGTTCCTTCCGGTAAGAAGGTCACCATGGTTGGCGCGGCGGCCACTACCCCGGTTAGCTATGACAACCTTATTGATGTTCAGCACACGCTACGGACCGGTTACCGCAAGAATGCCGCTTGGCTCTTCGGTGATGGTCAGCTTGCGTACCTGCGCAAGATTAAGGACACCACGGGCCAGCCGATTTGGAACCCGTCTTACCTTGTTGGCCAGCCTGACACCCTTCTAGGTAAGCAGTACGTCACCGACGCTACGATTACCGCTAAGGCGGTCGCTTCCGGTAACACGATCAACACGGATGTTATTTGGTACGGCGACTTCAGTAAGTTTAAGCTGCGTCAGGTTAAGGGCATTACCGTTGCCCGCTCGGATGAGTACGCGTGGGATTCCGACATGGTTTCCTGGAAGCTTACTTTCCGGGGTGGCGGTGACCTGATGGACCTTGAGTCTGTCGCCGCCCTCCGTACTGCCGCCGCGTAATGCCTTAGGGCCCCGCCCAACCTACTCCGGGCGGGGCCCTTTCTTTCCCTGAAAGGAGTTATCTGTTTTGCGTATCAGACTCCAGGGACAGCTAATCGGCGTAGTTGGCGGTAAGTGGAATCCTGGTCATGGTGAAATTCTTGAGGTTACCGACGAGATTGGTAACCGTCATATCGAGCTAGGTAATGCGGTGCCTCATGTAGAGGCGCCTGTTCCTGCTATCCCTCCGGGTGAGGAATCGACGGAGGCCGCAAGACCCGGGCCTAAGCGCGGTCGCCCCCGTAAGTGAGTGAGTGAGTGAGTTAGGAGGTACCGCGCGTGCGTCTACGCCTGGGACGGGCTGTAAGCCTGTCTGTTGACTTTGCAGATGATGAGGACGGCGGCACGGCCAGTAGCGTGCGCCTAAAGGTCTACCAGGGGCGTACAGCGGTCCCTACCGACCCCGGGGCGGTAGTTGATATCGCCGCTACGGGTAACGGCGCCCTATGGGGTGCCACGTGGACTCCCGGGGCCCTGGGGGAGTACACGGGTTACTGGTCCCACAGCACCGGCTACCGGCGCTTTGTGTTTGAGGTAACAGAATCGCCCATCGTCTCCGTTAAGGATGTCCGGGCCTTTGAGGCCGTGCTCAATAACACCGGTAAGTTTCCTGCGGCCCTAGTAGTGGCCGCGCGTGATGCTACTGAAGAGGAATTCGAGCGGATAACCGGGCGGTCCTTTGTGCTGAGGGGTAAGTCTTTTACTGACACCCTTAGCCGTGATTCAGACTTTATCCCGTTTCCGGATTGGGACGTAGCGAAGGTTACAGCGATTACGGTTAACGGATTGGTTGTCCCTACGGCTGGACTCACGGACACCGTGAATCCAGGTATCCAGTTTGTGCGGCCTCTGGCCGCAGGAACTGTTATCTCTGTCTCGTATGAGTACGGCATTTCTCCGCCTCCTGCCGACGTTAAGCGTGCGGCCCTGTTGCGCGTTAGAGACTTGCTCGTATCCCTGAATTCCGGCATCCCGGACCGTGCCGTTTCCTTCCAGGTTAACGACATGGGCACTTATCAGCTAGCTACTGCGGGCCGTGCCGGGTTTGAAACCGGCATCCCGGAGGTTGACGCCATTCTTTCCCGCTATGACGCGGAAAGGTGGCTTATCTAATGTCTAACGCTCTTGACGTTAAGGCGGCCCTACTGGCACGCATTAGCGCTATACCGCAACTCTCCGGTTATCAAATCACCTGGTCCATTCCCCGTAACACTGAAATGCAATGGGTAATGATTGGAAAGGTCGATTGGTCGTCTTCCGTTTGGAAGACTAACCGGCAGGTTGAGACTGACTACAGCGTCCATTTCGTAATCACTGTTGCTATCCCAGCGTCTAGCGCACAGGACGTTGAAACGGCGGCCCTGGAGGCGGCCGAGTATTGCCGTAAGGCAGTAGAGAGTGAACCAACCCTTAACGGGGTTGTGATCAGTTCCGTTATGGCCCCGGAGCGTCTCATTTCATGGCCAACCACTGAGGGGTTTGAGGCCCAGTGGGAGGGGTCGTTCGAGATTAAGGCCCGTGAGGCCCGCTAGGCGCCCGCGTGAGGGCCGAACAGAGAGAGGAGGTACCCGCGCATGAAGGTTACCTATATCGGCCCCTACGTGGCCGTAGACGTCCCGTCGCTGAGTCTGACCGTTAAGGCCGGTGAAACCGTGGAGGTTCCCGACGCGGTTGGGGCCGACCTAATTACCCGTGACGATTGGGCCCAGGCCCGCATTACTACTGATAAGAAGAGTGAGGGCTAATGTCTAGCGTATTTGATTCTTACATCGGGGCCGTCGATGAGGTGACATACGGCACCGCTGTTACCGTCTCGCGATTTTATGAGCTATCCAAGGAATCCATATCCGGTAAGTATGAGCGGGTCGAATCGTCCGCCATGCAGACCGGACAGCGTGTTATGCGGGCGGATAGGTTCGCACCTAACCCTAAGGGTGCGGACGGCTCCCTAGAGCTAGAGGTTCTAGACAAGAGTTTCGCTTTCTGGCTTAAGCACATGCTGGGCAACGTCGCTAAGGGTACTGCCGACCCGGACGGTTTCAGCCTCTTTACCGGCACGATTGCTGATCTAGCCGGTAAGTCGTTTACTGGGGAAGTTGGGCGCGTTGACGCGTCCGGTGCGCTTTCCCAGTTCAACTACACGGGCGGAAAGGTTAATTCCTGGGAACTGTCTAACCAGGTTGACGGGGTTCTAAGTCTTAACCTAGACCTCCTTTTCGCTAAGGAGACTGTTCGTGTCGGTTCGCCGGTTACTCCGACTTACCCCGCGTCTGCGAGCCTCTTCACTTACCTGGGTGGCACGTTCACCCTAGACGCTGCCTCTATTGCGGTTAGCGACGTCACCATTAAGGGCGACAACGGCCTTAAGGATGACCGCTGGGCGATTGGTGTTGGCCGTCGTGAGCCTCGCGAGGAAAAGGCTCGCGATATCTCGTTTGAGCTAAAGGGCGATTTTGACAGCCTCACCGCTTACAACAAGGTTGTTGCGGCTACCGCAGCCGGTTCCCTGGGGGCCCTTTCGTTTGTGTGGGCCGGTGTGCCTCCGGTCCCTGCGCAGCCTACTAAGTTCCCGACGATTACGGTAACCATTCCTAACGCTCGGTTTGATGAGGCTACGCCGAATGTGGAGGCTGGAAAGCTTCCGGATATCACCATTAGCGGTAAGGCCCTAAACCTTACCGGCAATGACGCAATCACTATTGTGTACAAGTCTCTCGACACGGCCGTCTAATCATGGCGCGCGCTAGTCGCCGTACGTCGCGTGGGGCCGGTTCCCGTGGATCCGGTCCCCGTGGCGGACACGGTAAGCCGGGAACCGGCTTTACGCCGCAAGGGTTCGAAGAATTCAAGGCTGCACTTAATGAAGTTGCCAACGAAATTCCGTCTATCGTTTCTCGCACTGACATGGAGTTGGGCGAGGAAACCATTAGACGCGCTAAGCGGCGGGCCCAACAAATCGGCGGAGTAGCCCCTAAGGCTATGCGTTCCGCGAGGGTTGAACGTAAGTACGGCAACGTGAAGGTTAAATACGGCGGCACGCAATGGCCGTACGCAATGGGCGCCGAGTTTGGTTCTCATCACTACAACCAATTTAAGTCGTACCGTCGTGCCGGTTACTTCTTTTTCCAGTCCCGCTACGAGGTTGAACATTACGACCTTGAGCGCACTTATTACGAAGCTTTTTCCCGGGCAATGCGTCACACGTTCCCGGACTAATCAGAAATGGAGTAGGAACCATTATGAAGGTTGTTTTCGATCCAAAGAGTTTGACGCTGGGCGACATGTTCCTTTTCAAGGACAAGACCGGGGTTAGCGTCCAGGACGCTTTTACGTCGAAGGTTAAGAAGGATCCGGATACGGGCGAGGTTGTCAAGGATTCCCGGGGCCGCCCGGTTAAGGATACCGACATGGACCCTGGGCACCTTATCGCCCTGGTCTGGCTCCTTAAGCGTAAGGAGAATTCCGAGTTTACCTATGAGGATGCGTTCAACATCCCTGCGGTGGAACTTGAGGTGGAGTCCCCGGAGGACGACCCAAAAGACTAGACACCCTTAAGGGCTATGCAGCGTTTTGCAGGTTCTACGGGATTTCATTTGAGGAACTAATGCGCATGCCGCTAGACGTGTTCAACGCTTTTGAGGAACACCGGCAGGAGGTCTTTAGGAGGGCATAAAACGTGTCGGGCAATAACCAAAATCTATCTATCACGATTACCGGTGACGCGTCCGACGCGATGAACGCCCTACAGCAATTGGGGCGCTCTGTGGGGGACTCTGCGGACAACATGGCTGCGGCTGGTCGCCGGTCCGGTGAGGGCGGCGGAGAGGGCCTTATGTCGGGCCTCCTGTCGAAGGGGGCCGCTATCACGGCGGGTGTTGCTGCGATAGGTGCCGCCGCAGGGGCGGCCCTTATGGCTGGCCTCCAGGAGGCCATGGACCAGGACAAGATTACCGACAAGCTACAGGCTTCTTTGGGTGCCTCGGATGAGGTGGCTAAAAAGGCCGGTAAGGCGGCGGGAGACCTTTACACCAATGGAGTTGTCGATACCTTCCAGGAGGGTGCGGACGCTATCGGACAGGTAATGTCTTCCGGTCTCGCTCCCCCGGACGCGACTAATGCTCAGCTAGAGGAAGTCGCTACTAAGGTCTCGGACGTTGCTAAAACATTTGATCAGGACCTAGGCGGTACCGCTAACGCGGTTGGTCAGATGATGCGCACGGGCATGGCCAAGAATGCGACAGAGGCACTCGACCTTATTACCCGTGGCTTTCAGAATGTCGGCCCTAACGGTGCCGACGACCTACTAGATACCCTTAACGAATACGGCGTCCAGTTCCAAGGTTTGGGCCTTGATGGTGAGGACGCTATGGGAATCATTGTTCAGGCCATGAAGGGCGGGGCGCGCAATACGGACCTTGCGGCCGATGCGCTTAAGGAATTCCGCGTAAGGGCGATTAACCTTAACGACACGAACGCGCAAGAGGGCTTCAAGGCCCTGGGTCTTAACGCTGAGGATATGGCTAAGAAGGTTGCTGGTGGGGGTTCTTCCGCTAAGGAAGCACTACAGCAGACTATCGATAAGCTAAAGCTGATTAAGGATCCCGCGAAGCAGGCTACCGTTTCGGCAATGCTTTTCGGTACTCAGTCCGAGGATATGGCTAAGGCCCTTCTGGGGATTGATCCGTCTAAGGCTACGTCTGCCCTGGGGCAGGTTGGCGGTTCCGCAAAGAAGATGGGCGACACTCTAAGGGATAACGCTTCTACTCGCATTGACGTTTTCAAGCGGAAGATTCAAGAGGGCTTTGTTCAGGCTCTAGGCCAGTACGCAATTCCGGCTATCGACCGATTCACGCAATACGTGAATTCACACTTTGGCCCCTCCGTCAAAACAGTAACGGATAAGCTGGGCGGATTGTTTTCTAAGGCTAAAAGCGGTTCCAGTTCCCTGGGTCCCTTGCAGTCTGGTTTCACTAACGCCATGGCCGGTGTCAAGTCCGCCATGGGTGGCGCGGTGAGTTTCGTCAAAACGGAATTCATGCCGTGGTTTAGGGAGCAGCTACCGAAAATTAAGCCGGTTGTCCAGCAGCTTTCTAAAACTATCGGCGCGGTTATGACCGCTATTGGCGATTACATAAAGGACCTGGTTAAGGTCGCCTCCTATATTTGGAAGAAATTTGGCGGCACGATTAAGTCTGTCGCGTCGCAATTCTTTGGCGGAGCGCTAGGAGTTATAAAGGGCGTACTTAAGGCCGTACAGGGCGTTATGCAGGTTTTCTCCGGCATCCTAACAGGTAACTGGAAGAAAGTTTGGACCGGCCTAAAGAACATTATTAGCGGTCTAAAGGGCGCCATCGTTTCGGCATTTAAGGGCATACTCGGCGGACTCCTTAGTGCCGGTAAGGGAATCATTAAGGGCATGGGCAGTATCGGTAAGGATATTGTCATGGGTCTAGTGCACGGTATTACCTCCCTGGGTTCCTATGTCGCTTCCCGCGTAAAGTCGTTTGTTACCGACCACATTCCGAATAGCATTAAGAAGGTTCTGGGAATTGCATCACCTTCTAAGGTGACGAAGGAATTGGGTAAGTGGGCCGGTATGGGCCTGGTGGTCGGTATGACGGGCACCGCCGCAAAGGTTAAGTCCACCGCCAAGAAGATAGCGGACGCTATCCATAAGGCCATTAAGGGATCGTCGGGTAAGACTAAGTCGGCACTCAAGAAATTGAGTGACGTTATCTCGGCGGATAACAAGAAGCTTTTGGGACTGGCTAAGACTCGCGACAAAATCGCGGCACGGCTTAAGGCGGCACAGACGAAGCTGTCTGACCTCAAAAAGGCTAAGGCTGATTACGCGGCGAACATTAAGAACAACATTATTGGCTCGTCGGGTTTCATGTCCACCGATGATGGCTCCACCGTATCCACGGGGTCCATTCTGGACAAGCTTAAGACTGCCGCTATCAAGGCCCAAAAGTTTGCCCAGAACCTAGCGGCCCTTAAGGCTAAGGGTGTCTCTACGGCCCTTATCGACCAGATCGCCCAACAGGGAGTGGAGGGCGGGTCGGAGGCTGCGGCGGCCCTAGCGTCCGGGACTCCCGAGCAGATTAAGGCCATTAACGACCAACAGGCAAAGCTAGCTAGTGCCGCCACTAAGGCGGGATCCGTTGCCAGTAAGGCTATGTATGACAACGGCATTAACGCTGCGAAGGGTCTAGTTAAGGGTCTGACTAAGCAGAAAAAGGCCATTGAAAAGACCATGTTGGATATTGCTAAGTCTATGGTTAAGGCCATTAAGAAGGCTTTGGGTATCAAGTCCCCCAGTAAGGTTATGGCCAAGATTGGTGATTGGACCGCTGAGGGGTTCATACGGGCCATACACAAGCGCATGCGGGACGCTGAGATAGCCGGTGCTGGATTGGGTTGGGCGGCCCACAGAGGGGCCGCTAAGAGGAATGCTGAGTGGCAGAACCTTAAGGACCATATAGCCCTTGAGGCGTCTACTGCGGTAGCTAATGCGTCCGGGTCCGATGCTGCCTACGTCAACGGGAATTCTAAGACGACTCTCCCGGCAATTATTAATGTGCATGTTGCTGGCCATGTCACCACTGAAAAGGATTTGGCTAAGGTCATTTCCGGTCACGTGCGTGACGAGTTTATCCGACTGAAGAAGAGGAATGGAGGTAGGGACTGGCTTTAGCCTTAGGGCGGGGCCAGTCCCGCTTATAACCCTATGGCAAGTAATGCGAGACTTTCCTTTAACGCGGCTGTCGCTTTCGAATCGGAGATTAGCGACACCCCCGCCTTTTCCGATGTGACCCCCTGGGTTAAGTCTTTCAGCACGACCCGGGGGCGTTCCTTTGAACTAGATCAGTTCGAAACGGGCAGTATTGGCATGACGCTCGATAACAGTGATGGACGGTTCACCCCCGACCGGATCAATTCGGCGGGGCATGAACTGTATGCGGCTAACGTTGTTACCCCTTCGAGCGTTACGCCGTTTGCCGTGTCCAACGGCACTACCTTTGCCATTTACACGCTTCCCGCTACAGGGAAGACAACCCTTAAGGTTACGGTCCCCGGGACCGTGGCTAATGGCGCCAGCCTCCTAGGAATGCCGATCACGGCGGTTGTCCCGGGAACCCGCATGGTTTCCACTTACGTACTCCGTAAGTTTTCGTCCAGCGATGCGACTATTAGCGTCCGAACGGACATTGACTTTTACACCGCTAGCGGAACTCTTATTAAGAGCGCGGGCGGCATACGCAACACCTCTATCAGCAGTGACACCACTAACACGACCCTTAGCGTTTCGTGCGAGGTTCCGTTTAACGCTTATCAAGCTAAGGTCCGTATCGTTAACCGTACGGCCAGTACGGCTACTAACTTCCTGATTGAAGCCTGCCACTTTAACGATGATGACCCGTACGTCATTTTTGACACCTACTGGAATAAGTACAAAAACAAGGTTGAACCGAACAGGCGGGTAAAGGCGCACTCCCTCATAGGGGCTAACATTCTCCCCCGCTGGATTTCTTCCCCCGTTATGGGGGAAGAGGCGTACGCGCCTAACAACCGCTTTTCAAGGACCGTAGGGCCCAATAGTGAGAAGTGGTGGACATTCTCTTATCAGAGTGTGGGCAGTCCGCCTACGGCGGATGCTGGCACAACCTCTTTCCGTGTCAGAATGAATAAGTCTGTGGCTAACCCGCTTACTGGTTTCGCCGTAGGCACTACCGGCTTTTATGCCCAAACTCCCGTGTTCTCTCACCACCAATACCGGGTAAGGTTTTGGGCACGTGCCGACACCGGTGTCGGTATTCCCCCGTCCGGCTCTTTCCGCCTAGAAGCGTATGACCGTGCTAACGGCGATGCTGCATGGTCCGGCGCTAACGTGCCCTGGGCCCCCACGGATGGCACATGGTTTAGGTTCGATCAGACTTTTACCATGCCTGCCGACATGGCCTCCGGTGACTTCCGAATTACAAACTATTTCGGTGACACTGTTCTTTCGCAGAACGTTGCGGCGGATTACGCGATTGAATTTATGGGCCTACAGATTCAGGATGTCACTTACGACAGTAACCCCGTGGATTATGTTTACGGTGATGGGGCGGAGCCTGTCTTTAACGGCTATGTCGAAAAGTGGTCGTCATCCAATTATTCGCCCTACGGTAACCAGGAAGTTGAACTAAACGCTTCCGACGACTTCCGAGTATTCTCGGATACCGCCTTTCCGAACCCCGTCAAGGCCGGATATTTGGCGGACGCTAACCTAGTCACCTATCTGCCGTTTGATGACCCCGTGGGGACGACTAGGGCCCTTGACGCCAGGAACTCCGGTCTAGGCGGTGGTGTCGAGACTAGTTCCTCCGACGGAGGATCCACTATCACGTTTGGTGTTGCCGGGTTTGTTGGCGGAGCTAGTGATGGGACGTGCGTCCAGTTCTCTGCGCCCGCGACGGCCACTAACGGAACCTTCTTTCAGGTTTCCGGGGAACCTCGTGTGGTTACGGATCCCAACGTTAAAAGTGGGCAGGGGCTTTCGGATACCGGCTTTCAGTTGTCTTTCTGGTTTAAGATTCCTGCCGGATCTCGCCCGGCTAACGGAACCCATTACGGCGTATTCGCCGCCTCGCGTTTCTCCGATGGGGCCAGCACGCATCTAGTGTCGTGTTTTGGCGATGCTAACGGCGACTACATTTTCACCCGCTGGGCTAATATCAGTACCGGCTTTCTAGTTCAAAAGGCTAGAGGCACGCTGTTTGACGGGAACCCTCATTTCGTTGTTATCAATGGGGGTGCGCTATCGAACCCCTTTAACGGCGGTAGATCTATTAGCGTGTTCATTGACGGAGTGCTAGGCGGATCCACCACAACCCCTACAGGCACCGCCGCTATCCCTGATGACCATTGGATCGGCGGATCCTTTGACACAGGGTTCAACCTCGCCCGTTGGCAGTATGTTGGGTTCCTTTCTCACGTGTCTTTGTCGAGCAGTAACACGCTAAGCGTTACTGACCGATACACCGCGCGACAATGGGAACTATCCCCTTCCAAAACGGGTGGCTTCACTATGGGCTATATAGCCCGTTGTGTTAACGCTACTCGATACGGCACCTATGACGGTGACGGATCCACTACCGGATATAACCTGTTTCCAGCGTCATTCTCTAACACCTCTGCCCTTGCTGTCCTCCAGGACGTTGCAAAGGACTTGAGAGGCTTCGTGTACGCCAATAGGGACGGCCGGATCACTTGGTATAACCGGACAACCGTTGACGACCTCCTAAACGCTACGCCTAAGGTGGGCAATAGTGCTGGCCTGGATATTTCCCAGGGTGAGGGGCCGGAACCCGGCTGGTCTTACGAGAGTGACATTACCAAAATTTACAACTACATAGAGGGGACGCACGTCAATACGGGTAACAAGTATACGAGTATTGATACTACGTCTATTCGGCGTTACGGCCGTAAGCCGTACACCTTCGAAACCAACATGTCCAATTCTGCGAATGTCGAGCTATGGGTTAACGATTTGCTGAATGGTGACGACGGATACAACAACCCCCGGGTACAGCTGAGTGACCTTACTTGGAACCTCGCAACTAATTACAGTGTGGCGGCGAAAATCCTAAGGCTCGACCTATTGGGGATTATCACGCTAGGCAATCTTCCCGATTACGCCCCATGGAATACGGCTTATCTCCAGGTCGAAAAAATCCAGCACTCTGTAAGTGTGTCCGGTGGCATTTGTGAATGGAACACCACCATATCCGTGTTTAACGTTGGCGCGCCGATAGCCCACTCATACGATAAGGACGTTCTTAAGTGGTAAGGGGATATTGGTGATGGACTATGTAGGCCTCATATTGGGGTCCTGCGGGGCCCTAATAGGTGTGGGCTCCGCATTTGTAAAGCTTAGATCCGAAACAGATTCGGAGTCCGCACGCCTTTGGAAGGAAAACGCGGAAGCGGAAAAGACTAGAGCCGACCGGCTAGAGGCCACAGTGCGGGACCTAACGTCCCGCGTCGAAAGGCTGGAAGCGGAAAACGGCATGTTGCGTTCCCTGGTTACAGGTGAACGGGCGATAGACGACCTAGCAACTCTGGTCACCGCACAGCACGCGCAAGTTATGGAGGCCCTGAGGGCCCCCAGCGGCCCCGTACGGGCCGTGGAGACACGGACCGGTCCGCCGACCCCGGACAAGGATTCCAGGGCCTCCTAGGCCCCTCAAACACTTCTAGGCCCCTGCCCGTTGGCGGGGGCCTTTCTCATGCCCGAAAGAAAGGAGTAGGTAATGCCTGGACGTAACGCAATGCTTGCCGAGTGTAAGCGTTGGGTGGATAAGCCTTATAAGGAGGGCGCAAACAACGATACCGTTTTCGGTAAGTGGTATGGGCTCAACTACAATCCGTGGTGCGACATGTACATTTCTTACTGCGGAGCTAAGTCCGGTAACGGTTCCGTGATTGGTAAGTTTGCTTACACCCCCGCACACGTTAATTGGTTTAAGGCCCGTAGGCAGTGGGGTCTAGTTCCTAAGGTTGGCGCTATCGTCTTCTATGACTGGAATGGCGACGGCCTAGCGGATCACGTCGGTATCGTAAAGTCCTTTACGGACAGCACGATTACCACCTATGAGGGAAACACGTCTAGCGGCAATGCCGGTTCCCAGTCCAACGGTGACGGCGCTTACCAGCGCACGCGGGCCCGTAAGGTCCCTACCGTCCTGGGCTACGGTTATCCGTCCTATACGGCGGACCCGGTAAAGGTCACGCTACCGGCTAAGACCACGGCGGTTAAGGCCCCGGCATTCCCGGGATTCAGTAAGCTTTACCCGGGTAAGTCTTCCCCCTACGTGACGCTACTGGATAAGCGGCTAATCGCCCTAGGGTATAAGCGCTTTTACAAGGGGAGCGCCCCGGGCCCTTACTACGGTAAGAGCACGGAGGCCGCCGTTAAGGCCTATCAGTTGGCGCATAAGCAGTATCAGTCTCACGGTAGGGCGGACACCGTTTGCGGTCCGTCCCAGTGGGCTGCAATCTTCAAGGGCTAAAAGGAAAGGGCCCCCTTTCGGGGGCCCTAACCTTTACTCGTAATGGGGCCAAACTTCCGGGAAGTCTTTACCCGGCTCATCCTCCACGCGGACTATGTAATCCGCACCCTTAGGGCGGACGCTGAACCGGTTACGGCCGTCCGGCCATTCGGCCTCCAGTCTCTCGGCCCGAACGTAGGCCCACCCTTCGGTGAAAACAACCTCCGTGAGGATGGGCCGTCCGGTATCGAAATACCATCCGCCCTCTTCCGCCCCGCCGCACTCCCGGTCAACCTCGTACACGTTGACGTAGAACTTAGGCATTTGGTGCCCCCTGTTGAGTTGTTTAGCGCCGTGCTCCGGCGTTAAGACAATTAAAGCACACCCACCAGGGGTGTGCAACCCTCGCTCACAAAAAAGAACTTTCGAAAAACCGTTGCCTTCAACCCCCCTCATCGGTTAGCTTTTGCTTGCTGGGTAATACCGCGCAGCACATTAGGGAGGGGAAATCATGAACGCTCGAATGATTACAGTTAGCGTGGCCCTGGGGGCTGCGCTGGTCGGCGGTATGGCGACGGCCGGGACGGCTTCCGCATGGGAGCCCCCTGCACTGCCTAAGCCTCCAATTTCGACCGCTACGCCTACTGTCCCCGCGCATGTTCACTGGGTTAAGTGCCCGCGCAAGATACGCCGTACTGGCGTTGCATGCTTCCGTCTGTCGCACCGCTAACCAGGAATGCAGAAAGGGCCCCCTCCTGGGGGCCCTTTTCTTTGGGCTAGAACGGGTTAGGGCCCCCTTTC